ACGTTCACAGTAGACGGGCAGGGACGCCTCACCGCGGCGTCCGATGCGAACATCAGCGTCACCACTGGGCAGGTGTCTGGCCTCGGCAGTGCTGCGTTGCAGTCGACAACCTACTTTGCTCCTGCGACGGTTGGTACGTCGATTCTCTACGGGAACGGCAGCGGTGGCTTTGCTTCTGTCACGGTCGGCACTGGCCTGACGTTCAGCGCAGGTACGCTGGCTGCAACTGGCGGCGGTGGTGGTGGCGGAACCGTGACCAGTGTTGCGCTGACCGCAGGAACTGGAATCTCCATCAGCGGTGGCCCGATCACGACCAGCGGAACGATTGAGGTAACGAACACCGCACCGGATCAGGTCGTCAAGCTAACGCAAGGCGGCACGACGACAATCACGGGAACGTATCCGAACTTCACCGTCAGCAGCGCCGACCAATACGTTGGAACGGTGACGAGCGTCACTGCGCAAGGCAGCGCCGACATCTCGGTGACTGGTGGGCCAATCACAACGAGCGGCACGCTCTACTTTGGACTGGAAAATACCAGCGTAACTGCCGGAAGCTATGGCACGTCTTCAAGCGTTGGCTCATTTACGGTCGACGCAAAGGGACGACTGACCGCGGCCAGCAACACCGCAATCTCGATTACTACCGGGCAGGTTTCGGATGGTGTGGTCAAGTCGATCTTTGGCGAGCAGGGCGTCGTCACGTCGCTCGACTACGTTGACTTCGACACGCTGGCAACGGTTTCGCCGACGCCTGGTCGCATCTACTGGAACAACGCCGACGGTGCCGGTACGCTGGCGATTGCGCTCAAGGGCGGCGTCGTTACGCAGAACGTCGGGCAGACCAACTACTACCGAGTCAAGGCATCGTCAGCCATCACCGCCGGTCAGGTGATTATGTTCTCCGGTGTCGTCGGGATGTCCGGTCAGATCCAAGGTGCGCCGGCTACGGGATTGCAGCCGAATCAAGGCAACTACGTTATCGGTGTTGCGGCTGAAAGTGGATCAACGAACAGCTGGGTTTCAGTCATCGCGTTCGGGCTTATACGAGGAATCAATACGACAGGCGGAGCCGAGAACTGGGTCGCTGGCGATATTCTCTACTTTAACCCGAGCGTTGCCGGTGGGCTGACGAAGGTGCTTCCGACCGCGCCGAATCCGCGCGTGGAAGTTGCGGCCGTTGTCGTTGCAGATTCAACCAATGGCGAGCTGTTGGTGCGCGTGACGCATGGCTCATCGCTTGGCGAAACGGATGGCAATGTTCAGATCACAAGCGTCACCAATAATGACTTCTTGGTTTATGATGGCACGCAGTCACGCTGGGAAAACTACAATCCCAGCGCGGCTCGCACCGCTCTCGGTCTAGGTAGTGCAGCGCTTGAGTCCACGACCTACTTCGCACCTGCCACGACTGGCACGGCGATTCTGGCCGGCAACGGTTCGGGTGGCTTCTCGGCTGTCACGGTTGGCACTGGCCTTACCTACACTGCCGGCACGTTGTCCTCGCTGGATGTCGGCGGCACGGTTACCAGTGTGGCGCTCACGGCTGGCACGGGCATCTCGATTTCTGGTGGGCCGATTACTTCCAGCGGCACCATCGAGGTGACGAATACCGCGCCAGACCAGACGGTGGTGCTGACGCAAGGCGGAACCACGACGATCACTGGAACATACCCCAACTTTACGATCAGCAGCGCCGACCAGTACGTCGGCACTGTGACGAGCGTGGCGCTGACCGCTGGAACTGGCATTTCTATTTCTGGCGGTCCAGTCACTGCGAGCGGTACCATTGAGGTAACCAACACGGCTCCCGACCAGACCGTTGTGCTCACGCAGGGTGGCACGACGACCATCACTGGCACTTACCCGAACTTCACGATCTCGTCGGCAGACCAGTACGTCGGAACCGTCACGAGCGTTTCGCTCACTGCAGGAACGGGAATCTCGATCTCAGGCGGTCCCATCACGAGCAGCGGTGCAATCGAAGTCATCAATACGGCACCCGATCAGACCGTTGTACTGACGGGCACTGGCACGACCAGCGTGACCGGAACGTATCCGAATTTCACGATCAACTCAGCCGACCAGTACACTGGTACGGTCACAAGCGTGACCGCGCAGGGAAGCGCCGACATCTCGGTCACTGGCGGTCCAATCACGACGAGTGGCACGCTGTACTTCTCGCTGAGTGATACGAGCGTCACCGCTGGCAACTATGGCACGGCTGGCTCTGTGCCGTCATTCACGGTTGACGCTAAGGGTCGACTTACCGCGGCTGCCAATGTTCCGATCGCGATCACCGCAGGTCAGGTCAGCGGCCTGCCGTCTGGCGGCACTCAGTACGTCTACAAGACGGCAAACTACACGACGCAGGACGGCGAAGGAGTGCTGGCCGATACGTCAGGCGGTGCGTTCACGGTAACGCTGCCGGCTACGCCGACGGTAGGCGACACGGTTGTCGTTGCAGATGCTGGCGCTTCGTTCGGTACGAACAATCTGACGATTGGCCGCAACGGTTCGACCATCAACGGCACTGCTGAGAACTTGGTCTGCGACATCACCGGAGTCAGCGTCACGCTGGTTTACGATGGCACGACCTGGGAAGTCTATGCGCAGATCGGCGGTAATGGTGGAAACGCCGTTACCGTCAACGGGACGCAGACGCTGACAAACAAGACCATCAGCGGTGCGAGTAATACGATCAGCAACATCTCACTGACGGCATCAGTGACTGGCACCTTGCCGGTTGCTAATGGTGGCACTGGGCTTGCAAGCGTAACGGCGAACTATCTGGTCAAGGGCAATGGAACGTCCGCCTTGCAGACGACGCAGATTTACGATGACGGCACAAAAATCGGCATCGCGATCACCGCAGCTGCTGGCCGTCTCGATCTGTCCGGCAACTATGTCCAGAACATCGTCGCCGTTGCTGCGCTCGACATTGATTGCTCGGCTGGTAACTACTTCACCAAGACGATCAACGCAAACAGCACGTTCACGTTTTCAAACGCTCCGGCCTCTCGCTCTTATGCGTTCGCTCTTGAACTGACGCACACGTCAGGCACAGTGACCTGGCCGGCGGCTGTGAAGTGGCCCAAGGACACCGCACCCACTTTGACGACGGGCAAAACCCACATCTTCATTTTTGTCACAGATGACAGTGGCACGCGCTGGCGTGGCGCTGCACTTGTGGACTACGTCGACTAAGATGGACCCGAACATTCTCAAACTTGCAATGGGTGCTGCTGGTGCTGGAGGACCTGAGTATAAACTTTATGCTTGGGGTAGGAATAATAACAACGGAGAACTTGGCCTAGGTGACATAGTAGATCGTTCATCTCCAGTTCAAGTTGGCTCCCTTACGGATTGGGCTAAAGTTTCCGCTGGCTCATCTCAAGGATTTGCAATTAAATCAAATGGAAGTCTTTGGAGTTGGGGATATGGTGGATTGGGAGCATTGGGAAATGGTTCAACTACAAGCCGTTCCTCTCCGGTTCAAGTTGGATCATCTACCGACTGGAAAAATATTTTTGGTGGAGATAGCTGTGGATTTTCCACAAAAACAGACAACTCACTATGGTCGTGGGGATCGGGAAATTATGGTCAAACTGGTCGTGGTTCAGTTGCAAATAGCTCTTCACCTGCTCAAATTGGAGCATTAACTAATTGGTCTAATGTATATCCCGGAAGCCTTCATGTTTTATCTATTAAAACCGATGGGACTTTATGGGCTTGGGGAAGAAACTCAAATGGTCAATTAGGAACAGGAAATACAACTCATAGATCCTCTCCAGTTCAAGTTGGCGCACTAACTACTTGGGAAACAGCAGCAGCAGGAAATCAAATATCTTTTGCCATTAGGACTAATGGCACTTTGTGGTCTTGGGGATTTGGATACTTTGGATCTCTTGGATTAAATAATACAACGTCTTATTCATCTCCGGTTCAAGTTGGATCACTTACAACTTGGTCAAAAGTTTCTGCTGGAAATTTCTTTGCGTGTGCGATTAAAACGGATGGAACCCTGTGGGCTTGGGGGCAAAACCCAAACGGTGAACTTGGATTAGGGGATATAACTAATAGATCGTCTCCGGTCCAAGTTGGTTCATTAACAACATGGAGTCAGGTTAAGTGTGCGCGAAGACACGTTTTGGCTCTTAAAACCGATGGGACCATATGGGCTTGGGGCAATAATCAATATGGTTCACTTGGATTAGGGGATACAACTAATAGATCCTCTCCGGTTCAAGTTGGCTCTGTTACTGATTGGAATCTAATTGCTACTCACTGTGTTTGTAACCATAGTTTGGCAAATACCAAAAAAGAATAAAAGTTTACTTCGTTATTTTTTTTGTTAAAAAGGCCAAGTGAATAACAACTTGACCAAGAAGCTGCACTTCTTGTCCGGCCTTCCACGCTCTGGCTCCACAGTGTTGGCCGCAATTCTGAATCAGAATCCGCAGACACACGTTTCAACTACCTCTGGTCTTGGTGCTGCGCTTGATGCGTTGGCAACAACGTGGCACCGCGAGCCGCTGCTAGAAAAGAATGACCGCGAACGCAAGAAACTAGCCAACGCAATGCGCGGCTTGATTCACGGCTACTACGACGAAATCACGTCGAAGCCAGTTGTCATCGACAAGGCACGCAATTGGCCGCTCCCAGTAGTTGTTTCTGCAATGGCTCAAGTGCTAGGCCACAAGCCGCGTATCATCGCAACGGTTCGCAGCGTGCCAGACTGCATGGCCTCGTTCGTTCGCGTAGCAAAGCCAGAAAACCTAGACGACTTCATTCAGCAGTCAGGACTGACGGCGCATCTAAAATCGTCCTATCAGGTCTTGCAGGCTGGCTATCAAGCCGATCCAGAATGCTTCCTATTTGTAGAGTACGAAGACTTGCTGGCCGACCCGCGCACACAACTTCAGCGCATCCACGACTTCCTCGGCCTCGATCCGTTTGACTACGACTTTGACCGCATTGATGGATCGACCGTAAAGGAAGACGACGAAGTGTTGCACGGCGTCGCTGGCCTTCACGACATCAAGCCGAAGCTAGGGCGACAGCACAATCAGTCGCCTCACGATGTTTTAGGTCATCACTACGGTGAGTTTTGCCAGCCCGAGTTTTGGATGGAAAAACCGCGAACGACGCCAGTCATTGATGATCTTGATCTACAGCTGACAGCATCGACGATGGGCAATTTTGCCGAGGGTCGACGCATTGCAGACAAACTAAAGTCGGAACGTCCTAACGACCACAAGGCCGCATTCAATCGCGGATGGTACGAGCTAAACGCAGGCAAGATTGAGGACGGCTACGCGCTGCTGCATCGAGGCCGCAAGGTTGGCGTGTTCGGAAATAGCGCCCCCAAGACTCCACAGCCCGAATGGGACGGCAAAACCAAGGGAACCGTCTTGCTCTACCTAGAAGGCGGCTTGGGCGATCAGATTCATCAAGTTCGCTATGCTGCTGATCTTAGCAGACGAGGATGCCGCGTGATTGTCTCGTGCAGCGGTTCGCTGGTCAGCCTGCTGCAAAAGCAGCCAGACGTGGCGGCCGTCGTGCAGCATGGAGCAGAATACGGCGTTTATCACGACTGCTGGCTGCCGGCAATGTCGGCGCCGTTGTATCTTGGCCTTGGTTTGACTGACCTAAGTGGTGCGCCCTACATCAGCCGCCCAGTTCAGCCAGAAGCAGGCAAGATCCGCATTGGCCTGCGCTGGTCGGGAAACAAGGAGTTTGAGGCGCAGCATCACAAGCTTTTCCCAGCCGACCCGTTTTTTGATGCAGTAAAGCGAGCGGATGTCGAATATATCAGCCTCCAGCGCGACGCGGATCTGGAGTTTAAGCCGCATTGGGTCGCACTTGTGCCGCTCGAGACTTGGAATGACACGCAGCAGGCTGTAGCATCCTGTGACTTAGTTATCAGTTCCTGCACGTCGGTTTCGCATCTATCCGCTGCAATGGGCGTTCCGACCTGGGTCGTCATTCCAGTCATGGGATACTACCTCTACGCCATGCCTGGTCCTCAAACTCCTTACTACGACTCAATGAGGCTTTTCCGTCAGGTCGAGTTTGGTCAGTGGGGCCATTGTATGAAGGAGCTAAAGGAAGCCGTCGCCACTTTTAACAAATGAACTACTGCCTCGTCGAAAACAATGCCATCGTCGACGGTCCACGCGGTCTTCCTAGATCGTGGCGAAACATCTCCGGTCTCAATTGGCTATCGGATCATGATTTGCGGCCGCTTGGCTGGCTGCCATCTCGCATTGAGGAAGGGATCGTTGACGAGAAATTTGTTGGTTCGACGTTCACGATTACGGAAACCGAAGTCATCGAAACAAAACAGTGGCGGAAGTTTACGGCCGAGGAACAAGCGGAAATTGAGGCGCAAAAGGCCAAGCAGGTGCGCAGCGAACGAAACGCAAAGCTGACCGAAACAGATTGGACGCAAGTCGACGACACGCCACTAGACAACGTCGCAAAGAACGCTTGGGCAAACTATCGACAAGCACTGCGCGACCTACCGGATCAGGCCGGATTTCCTTTCAATGTAACTTGGCCGGCTCAACCAGAATAAGTCATGGCTAATCTTTCCGACATCATCACGCCGTCGAATGTACTGACGGCAACCAACACGGCCACGCTATCGAACAAGACGATCAGCGGTGCGAGCAACACGGTCACGAATGTTTCGCTCACGGCGTCTGTGACTGGGACGCTGCCGGTTGCCAACGGCGGAACTGGGTTGGCTTCGGTTACGGCTAACAACGTTATCCTTGGGAACGGCACGACGAGTTTTCTTACCGTCG